AAATATAAAATAGAAGCTAATACAAAGGCTGATATATATTTAAAAACTTCTTCTGGAGTGTTAAACCGCAATAAGTGTAAGTCGGGTGATATTGTGACTATAAATATGGATGGATTGAATCCAGAAGAACAGATAACTATAAAAGCTGGGTATAAGTTCTATCCTAGCATCTCAAGTAAGGTTTTAATTGTCTAAGGAATAAAAATGCAAATTCTTCAAACATACAGTCAGAATCCTGGCTTTTCTAATGTAGTTTATTCATTAGCAAATACCATATTGACTGTTACTAGAACATTTATAGCCAATGGTGTTGTTGATACTCAGACATTTGATTTACAAGATACTATTAATAAGTATGGTGAGGATCATGGTTTAATTAGTTTAGGATATAGTAATACTGGAACAAATGTATCTGCTCCTATGCAATGGGTAGAAACATCAAGATTAACATATAACTATAGAACACAAACAGATAAAACCTATGCTTCATTTTTAAAGCCAAATGAAGCTAAAGGTTCTAGTAATACACCTGGACCAGAAGCACCTACAACAAATACATCATTACAAGGTTTGTACAACGTATCATCGCCTGCTTGGGCAATGTCAGAACTTGGATATATCTCACTTTTCTATATTGCCACACCTTATATTGGTTGTACATTGGATGAATGCACATTAATTTATCGTTCAACAATTGGTGCTGAAATAGGTAATACCTATGCTCATTTTGTTAATAATGGTACTGCATTTGCATATAATACTGCGCCAGATTCAAAATCATTAAAAACATTTATGCGCGACTATCTACCTATTACATTTAATGGTCCAAATACAGTATCTGCCAATTCAACTGCTACGTATACTGTGACAGCTAACACACAAGCAAATCTATATCTAACAGTAACTTCCGGTACAATTAATAGATTAAAATGCAAAAGTGGTCAGATTGTTACATTGAATACTGCTGGTCTTTCGGCAGGAGAAACAATTGAATTATCTGGTGGTTATAAGTTTTATCCAAATACATCAAAGATAGTTATTACAATTACCTAATAATTAGAAAGTTATATTATGCAAATTCAATCTCTTTGGCCAACTAATGTTTTGATTGATTATGTTGATAATAAAAAATATCTATCACAATTAATAACCATTGGAAAAGAATATGAGAATAAACACCCAGAAGCTCATGTTCCTTTTGCTATGAGAAAAAACAAAGAAACATCTTATAATTTACTTCAAGACTCTAGACAATGTTGTCGTGAATTTAAAGAATATCTAAAGACAAATTTGATACAATTAGCCATTGTAGAAAATTATAATGAACCTGAAAAGATTAAATTTGAAGCTGTGGCTAATCTTAGAACATTTGGACCTAATGAATATGCTAAACCCCATAATCATCGATCTGTCGATTATGTAGCTGTTTTATTTTTACAGGTTGATGTTACTGATAATGGTACTGATGTTCATCAAAAAATGGCAGGTAATAGATTACATTTAATTGATCCTATGCCTATGAGACATAGATATATGAACCATCAAATGCTTCATGCAATTAATCCAGTTGAAGGTATGTTTGTAATTCATCCAGCAAGTGTATTTCATACAACAGAACTTAATCTTTCAAATAAAGATTTAATAGCAGTTGTATCAAATATACGAGTTATTGATGATGTAAGAAACTATGAAGAACTATAAATAAGAAAAAGAACCACAGGGGAGAGTGAACCGTGGCAGATACAAATTTTATTGTAAAGAATACCTTAGTAGTAAATACCGCTTTTGTAGTCAATTCTACATCATTGACATATAGTGGTAATAATACATTTAGCGGTTTGTCCACGAGAAATGGCGTAACTACTTATAATGCGAATTTAGTAATTGCATCAAATAGTGGTATTAATGCCAATGGTTCTATTGGTACTGCTGGACAAATTCTTACATCAAATGGAACTACAGTCTATTGGGGTGCACCTGTTTCCAGTGTTGCTGGGTCAAATACTCAGATTCAATTCAATAATAGTGGATCATTGGCTGGCGCTGCTGGTCTCACATTTAATAATACCACAAATAATGTTTCAGTAGCAAATGCTCTTGCTGTTAGCGGCGCATTAACAGTAGGTGGTGTTGTTGGCATTACCGGCGGTGGTGGTGGTCAAGCACTTTCATTATATAGTGGTGGTGATTTATATCTTTATAGTGCTGGTAATACAAATGCTGGTGTTATCTATTGTGATAATGCTAATGAAATTAGAACTAACGGCAATAGTTATGTTGGCGGTTCTGTTCTTGTTGTTGGCGACGTATATTCAAATTATTCTGATGAACGTCTAAAAGATATTATAGGTCCTATCCCAAATGCATTAGATAAAATAAATGCACTTGAAGGTTTCTACTATCAACCTAATAAGACAGCAATTAATCTTGGTGCTGATAATAATCAAATGCAAAAAGTTGGTGTTTCAGCTCAACAAGTTCAATCAGTACTTCCAGAAGTTGTTGGTGCTGCTCCAATAGGTCAAGGTTACCTCACAGTTCAATACGAGAAACTTGTTCCACTTTTAATTGAAGCAATTAAAGAACTTTCAGCTAAAGTTGAAAAGCTTGGAGGTTAATCATGTCTTGGATTAACAACAGAGACGAATTTAAAGCTTATTGCTTGCGTAAACTTGGTGCACCTGTTATTGAAATTAACGTTGATGAAGATCAGGTAGAGGATCGCGTCACAGAAGCGCTTAACTTCTACTGGGACTATCACTTTGACGGTGTTGAGAAAGTCTTCTATAAGTACCAGGTCACACAGATAGATATTAATAATCGATACATCACGATGCCAGATAACATTCGTGGTGTTGTAAATCTATTCCCGCTAGGTCAAGGCTTGAACACAAACAACCTATTCAACATTCGATATCAGATCGCTCTGAACGATCTGTACACGCTGACATCGGTATCGATGGTCCCCTACTACATGGCGCTCCAGCATATCCAGTTCTTAGAAACAATGCTCGTTGGTCAACAACCATTTCGCTACAATCGCATAATCAATAAGCTCTATCTAGACATGGACTGGTCACTCGTCAATGTCGGCGACTACATTCTTGCTGAGTGCTATCAGGTCATTGATCCAGAGGTGTACACTAAGGGATACAACGAGCGTCTACTGCAGAACTACGCGACCACTCTAATAAAAGAACAGTGGGGTTCTAATCTAAAGAAGTTTGGTAATATGCAACTTCCAGGTGGTATTACTTTTAATGGTCAACAGATCTATGACGAGGCTGTTAACGAACGCGAGAAGTATGAAAGAACAATCTACGATAGTTCATTACCAATTGCGGATATGATAGGCTAATGGCAACGAATTTCTATTTCAACAACTATAAAAATTCTGGTGAGCAAGACTTACTAGAAGATCTTATTGTTGAATCAATTAAAATTTACGGTGAAGATATGTACTATATCACCCGTAACATTAATAATCTTGATAAGCTTTATACTGCCGACGACCAGTCATCATATACAAACGCTTACCTGTGTGAGTTCTACATCAAGTCAGTCGATGGGTTCTCCGGGGACGGTAACTTCATGTCCAAGTTTGGACTTGAGATTCGCGATCAAGTTGTGTTCTCAATAGCACAGAGAACCTTCAGCAGAGAGATAGGTGCTTATACAACTCTTGTAAGACCAAACGAAGGTGACCTGATCTACTTTCCACTAAACAACAAGTGTTTTCAAGTTAAGTTCGTCAATAAGTTTGAGATGTTCTACCAGTTAGGTGCTCTACAGACTTGGGAGATGACCTGTGAGTTGTTCGAGTACAGTGATGAAGTATTCAATACCGGTATTCCCGATATTGATCGTATCCAACTTAACTATAGCACTAACATGCTTGATTATGTCATTATGGATGAAACTGGTGCACCAATTCTCGATGAGCAGGGTAATTTTATTGAGATGGAGCAGTACAACCTTGAGACTATTGAGGGTACTGGCGCTAATCCAACTATGTCAAATGAATCTTCTGGCTTTATAGACTGGTCTGTTCAAGATCCATTTAGCGAAGGACAGATCTAATGTTCGGTCAGCAATTTTATTTTCAGACAATTCGTAAGTACGTATCTCTATTTGGTACTCTATTTGATGACATCATTATTGAGAGAACTGATACAGCTGGAGACTTAACTGCTGTAATTAAAGTGCCGATTACCTATGCACCAAAAGAAAAGATGTTAGCTCGTACACAACAAGATCCTAATATCGATCGTCCAACAGCCACAATGACTATGCCTTTTATGTCATTTGAGATGACAAATGTTACTTATGATGGTAGTAGAAAGTTGAAGACAATAGGTCGCTCTGCTAACTACGTTGCTAATACTCCAGGATCGCTACAATACCAGTACAATCCAGTACCCTATAACTTTGGATTTAGACTCTACATTCTAGTTAAGAATGCCGAGGATGGAACTAAGATAGTTGAGCAGATCTTGCCATACTTCACTCCTGACTTTACGGTTACTGTTGAGCTCATACCGCAGATGAACGAGCTGAAGGACATTCCTGTAGTGCTAAATAATATCACGCAGGAAGATACTTACACAGGTAACTTTACTGAGAGACAAGCTCTTATATGGACTCTTGACTTCACACTCAAGGGTTATCTATATGGACCGGTGACGACTACACCGATCATCAAGTTCGTGTACGCAAACTACTATACGCCAGACGTTCCAGATGGAGACCTGCCAAGTGCGGTTGGTGTCACAACAAAGATCTCTCAGACTATTGACCAACCTGGATTACTTGCTAATGGTCAGCCTACTACTAATGCGGCTGCCTCGGTACCGGTGTCGCAGATACAGGTAACTGATGATTATGGATTTGTTATAATAAAGAATGATTTTACGAATGACGGATAATTCAAACAACAGCGTATATAACTCACTAGGACTAAATCCTATAACAAAAAACGATCCTATCAAAGACATTGTTGCTAAAGCACATGATGACAGTGCCAAGAATGACTTTGAGATGGCGCGCTCAAACATACACGAGGTAATCCAGAACGGGGTGTTCGCGATGGAGAAGTTATCTCAGATAGCAGACGCATCTCAGCATCCAAGAGCTTTTGAAGTACTCGCGAAGTTAATGGAGACCATGCTGCAGGCTAATAAAGACCTGTTAGATATTCAGAAGACTATTCGTGAGATCGATGCGAAAGACACACCCATAAATGATGAAGCAAAGTCAGTCACCAATAACCTGTTTGTTGGATCTACGTCTGAGCTACAAAAAGTAATAGAGAATATGAAGAATGGAACTGGATCTCAGTAAACTAAAGGGCTATAACGGAAATGCCCTCCTAAAAAGATCTAACCAGAAGATCGAGTGGACACCAGAGCTCGTGCAAGAGTATGTGAAGTGCTCTAATGATGTCGTGTACTTCACAGAAACATACATGAAGATCATCAACATAGACAAAGGTCTCGTCAACTTCATTCTCTATGACTATCAGAAAGACATGTTGACTGCGATGGCAGATAATCGCTTCAACATCATCGCAACAGCTCGTCAGGCCGGTAAGTCAACAGTAACCTGTGCGTTCATCTTGTGGTACATCATATTTCATCCAGAGAAGACCGTCGCTCTTCTAGCCAACAAAGGCGAGACTGCTCGCGAGATCTTAGGTCGTGTCCAACTCGCTTACCAGCACCTACCGAGATGGTTGCAGCAAGGTATCAAGGAATGGAACAAAGGCTCTATGGAGCTTGAAAACAATAGTCGCGTTCTAGCGGCGGCGACGTCATCAGATGCAATTCGCGGTTACTCTATCAACTTACTCTTCATAGACGAGGCGGCTTTTATTGAGAACTGGGATGCATTCTTTACATCAGTCTATCCTACGATCTCATCCGGCTCTGAGTCTAAGATCGTCCTTGTCTCTACGCCTAACGGTTTGAACCACTTCTATGCCTTGTGGGTAAACGCTCAGGAGAGAAGAAACAACTACAATCCTATTAAAGTAATGTGGGATCAAGTTCCAGGTCGAGATGAGAAGTGGAAGCACGACACGCTTGCATCCATGAACTTCAACAACGAGAAGTTTGAGCAAGAGTACTGTGTCGAGTTCATGGGTTCGTCTGGTACGCTTATTGCTGGTTGGAAGTTAAAAGAGCTCATTCACCAGACTCCTCTCGTAGTTAGAGAAGGACTGAGTCAGTACATCGTTCCAGAGCAGCACCATATTTATATACTAGTAGCTGACGTGTCCCGCGGTAAGGGACTGGACTACTCAGCTTTCTCAGTTCTAGACGTTACTACTATGCCCTATAGACAGGTGTGCACTTATAGAAATAATATGATAACACCTATTGACTACGCAGCTGTTATACTCAGTGTAGCCAGAGCTTATAATAAAGCAGCAGTCTTAGTCGAGATCAATGACATAGGTGAGCAGGTCGGACACGCGCTTCACTATGACTTTGAGTATGACAACGTCCTAATGACAGAGAACGCCGGTAGAGCGGGCAAGAGAATAAGCACTGGATTTGGTGGAGCTAATATAGACAGGGGCGTGCGAACTACAAAACCAGTTAAAGCTGCCGGCTGTTCTATCTTAAAGCTTTTAGTTGAGCAGAACCAACTTGTCATCAATGACTTTCACACAATTGAAGAGCTCTCGACGTTCTCGCGAAAAGGTCAGAGCTACGAGGCAGAGGACGGCAAGCATGATGATATGGTTATGCCTCTCGTTCTCTTCGCTTGGCTCTCAGATCAACAATACTTCAAGGACTACACAAACATAAATACGCTTATAAAGCTTAGAGAAAAGAGTGAAGAAGACATCATGAACGATATGTTACCTTTTGGATTCGTAGATGACGGTAGAAGCGACATGCTAGAAGCCCTAGAGCTCCCCTCTACGGGAAATTGGATGTTTGGAGTGGAAACCGATAATTTATAAATAATTCTTAGAATTTACCAGCCTTTTCCACAGGAGGAGAATCCAAATGCCAACTCAATTAAGTCCAGGCGTGAATGTTACAGAAATCGACCTGACAACTATCGTTCCTGCCGTTGCCACGTCAGTAGGCGCCATCTCAGGTATCTTCAACTGGGGTCCAGTTAATCAGCGCGTTCTAGTTGACTCTGAGACAACACTTGTCAACACATTCGGCAAGCCAAACTCAAATAATGCTGAGACTTTCTTCACAGCTGCTAACTTCTTGGGCTATACAAACGCTCTCTGGGTAGTTCGCGCTGCTAATACTACATCATCAAATACTCAGCAAGCTGCTAAAAATGCTTATGCTAATGTTGGCTCAGTATCAAATGCTGCTATTGTTCTTAATACTACAGACTTTCAACAAAAACAAGGTCTTTTCGATAACGACATTCTTTACATTGCTAAGTTCCCAGGTGGTACTTATGGCAATTCGCTTCGCGTGTCAATCTGCGATAGCGTAAATGCTTTTTCTTCAAATGTAAGTTTAGTTGCTAACTCAGATACATCAGCTGTTCTTACAACAACCATTGGTTCAAATGCAATTACTGTAACCGTTACATCAGTAGCTGCCAACGTAACATCAACAGGTAATTTTGCTTCTAATATTGCCGCTAGTTTTGTTATAGGTGACCAACTTGCTCTTGGTAATTCATCAATTGGTTTCCAATATGCATCAATTTCAGCAATTACTGGTACTACTGTTTCTGGAACAAATACATCATTTACAATTTCAACATATGATCCATTCCGTCTTGGAACACAATTTATTGCTAATAGTACAATAAACACAACAATCACACGCCGTTGGGAGTTCTTTAACGTAACAGGTTCAGCTCCAATAACATCTGCTTATAATGCTCAGTTTGGTAACTCGGCTGCAGTTGATACGATGCACGTTGTTGTGCAAGATGAGAATGGTATCTTTACTGGTCAGCCTGGAACTATCCTTGAGACATTTACTAACGTATCACGTGGTACAGATGCTAAGAATACAGATGGTACCGTTAATTACTACCAAACAGTAATGAATAACATTTCGAATTATGTTTGGGTAGCAAATGATCGTTCAGGTGCTGCATCTGCTCCTTCAGTAAATGTTGCTTCCTCATCATCTAACTTACCTTTATCACTATCATTTATAAATGGTCAAGATGGTTACTCAGAAGGTAATGCTCCACTTTCAACAATCTCGGCTGGTTATAACTTATTCACTTCACCAGAAGATGTAGATATCTCTCTAGTCCTTCAAGGTAAGCCAATTGGTGGTTCATCATCATCAAATGGTTTCACTGTGAATAACTTCCAACTTGCAAACTGGATTATTGATAACATCTGCGCTATCCGTAAAGATTGTGTTGCATTCATCACTCCAGATGACGGTGTTTCAACAAGTAATCCAGGAAATCAAGCAGCTGCACTTGTAGCATGGAGAGACATTCTTCATGACTCATCATATACAGTACTTGACTCAGGTTATAAGTACCAATATGATCGTTATAATGACATCAATCGTTATCTACCTACAAATGGTGATATTGCTGGTCTATGCGCTCGCACAGACAACCAGAGAGATCCTTGGTGGTCACCTGCCGGTTTTAACCGTGGTCAGATTAGCAATGTAATTCAGATGCGTTATAATCCAAAGCAGTCAGCGCGCGACTTGCTCTATAGCAATGGTATTAACCCAGTGATCTCTATCCCAGGTCAAGGTACAATCCTTTATGGTGATAAGACATTGCAATCTAAACCATCTGCATTTGATCGCATCAACGTTCGTAGATTGTTTATTGTTCTTGAGAAAGCAATTTCAACTGCTGCTAAGTACTCACTCTTCGAGTTCAATGACGCATTTACTCAAGCACAGTTTAAGAACCTTGTAACACCTTACCTACGTCAGATTCAAGGACGTCGTGGTATTACAGACTTCTTGGTTGTGTGCGATGCCACAAATAACACACCACAGGTTATTGACTCTAACCAATTCGTTGGTGACATCTATATTAAGCCTGCTCGCTCGATCAACTTTATCCAGTTGAACTTTGTAGCTGTTGGAACTGGTGTTGCATTCTCTGAAATTGTTGGCAAGTTCTAATAAATAGATAAAAGCTCTAAGGAGAGAATAAAAATGGCATCAGGTTTTAACATTAGCAACTTCAAATATCAGGGCGTTACATTTGGTGGCGCCCGCCCCTCACTCTTTGAAGTTTATCTATCAATCCCAACATTTGTTGCTGCTGATACAGGTTCAGACACGAAGTTCCGCTTCACATGTCAAGCTGCTCAGTTGCCAGCTGCAACACTTTCTACAATCGAAGTAGGTTATTTCGGTCGTAAAATTAAACTAGCTGGCGATCGTACATTTGCCGACTGGACAGTACAAGTAATGAATGACGAGGATTTTCTTGTTCGTGGAATGCTTGAAAAATGGTCAAATGCTCTCAATAAAATGGAAGCTAACCAACGTCAAGCATATGTAACTGAGAATGATTATAAGGCAACTCTTAATGTTATTCAGTATTCAAAAGATGGAAATGTAATCCGTTCATATGATATTATTGGAGCTTTCCCATCAACGGTTGATGCAATAAATTTGAGCTGGGATCAGCAAAATCAACTTGAGACATTTGGTGTAACATTCAGCTATGATTACTGGCTTCCAACTCCAGGTACTGAGCTTAATAACTCATATATCACTGATGCAACTACACCAGTTGGTCTATAATATATAATGGTAGCCTCTTGAATTAGATTATTAGTATTAGAGAGGGGCTGAGTAGTCTTAGCTCCTCTTTTATTTGAAGGAAAAGAAATGGCAGAACTTTTTGGCTGGGAATTTAAACGCAAGACCGACAATCAGAATCAAGATCCAGTAGCTTCATTTGCTCCTAAGGAAACGGATGATGGTGCGCTCGTCATTGCGGCCGGTGGATCATTTGGTACATACGTTGATCTTGATGGTACCGTAAGAACAGAAGCTGAACTTGTTACAAAGTATCGCGAGATGGCACTACAACCAGAGTGCGATGCAGCCATTGATGAGATCGTTAATGAGACTATGGCGATTGATGAGAAAGTTATCGTAAAGATCGATCTCGACCAACTTGAAATTAAAGACAATATCAAGAAAGCGATTCGCGAAGAGTTTAATAACATCCTCAACATACTTGACTTCAATAGACATGCGTATGAGATTTATCGTCGCTGGTATGTCGATGGTCGCTTATATTATCACGTCATTATTGATGATAAAGATCCACAGGCTGGTATTAAAGAAATAAGATACATTGACCCTCGTAAGATTCGTAAAGTAAGAGAGATCGCAAAGAAGAGAGTTCGCGGTAATACCGACAGCGGTGAGGCAGTTATTCAGAAGACTCAGAATGAGTACTATATATTCAATGACAAGGGATTTAACTACGGAAATAAAACAGTTGGACCAACTACAACTGGTTTAAAGATTGCCAAAGACGCGATCCTACATATAACTTCAGGTCTTACAGATACAAACGGCACTATGGTGTTGTCGTATCTTCATAAAGCTATCAAAGCGCTCAACCAACTTCGCACTCTTGAAGATGCGCTCGTTATCTACAGACTTGCCCGCGCTCCAGAGCGCCGCATCTGGTACATTGACACTGGTAACTTGCCTAAGATGAAAGCCGAGCAGTACGTTCGCGATATCATGGTTAAACATAAGAACCGTCTCATCTACGACGCTGAGACCGGCAACGTTCGCGATGACCGCAAGTTCATGACAATGCTTGAGGACTATTGGTTACCACGTCGCGATGGTGGTAAGGGTACCGAAGTCACAACGCTTCCAGGTGGTCAGACGCTTGGACAGATGGACGACGTGCTATACTTCCAGAAGAAGTTTTATGGAACACTCAATGTTCCCATTAATCGCTTGAACTCAGACGCTCTGTTCTCACTTGGGCGCGCCACTGAGGTATCACGCGACGAACTAAAGTTCGCAAGGTTCATCAGTCGACTACGCGCTAAGTTCGCTTATCTGTTCACTAGAATGCTCGAGAAGCAGCTCGTACTCAAGGGTGTTATGACCATTGAGGACTTTGAGAACATCTCAGCTGACTTAAAGTACGACTTCTCGAAAGATAACTACTTTGCCGAACTTAAAGACGGCGAAATCATGGACAACCGCATCAACCTTGCGCGCAATATGCAGGACATGGTCGGTAAGTACTACTCACAAGAGTGGCTGCGTAAGAATGTTCTTCAACAAACCGATGAGGATATTGAGACTCAAGATGATCAAATCATCGCTGAGAATGAATCTGGCGATCCTCGCTGGATTAACCCTCAAATCCAACAGAATGAGCAGATGGAGCAGAGTCTCAATCAACCAGAGGGACCTGATGGAGATATCGAACAGCAGCCTCTGACTGATGACGATGGCGCTGCTGTAACACCAGCTACAGATCAAGAAAATAGTAAACTGCAGAATGCAAAGGCTGACTATGACCTTCTTTCTAAAAAGAAGAATAGGTCTCTATCAGATGAGGCAAAATATAGATCAGCCGCCTTAATACTTTCTAAGAATAAATAAATTTGGAGATAATCAATGGATAATGTATCAGACTTAATCACACACGCCTACGACCAGAAGCCTATTGAGTTTCAGTCAACATTTAGCAACCTAATCGCTGATAGGTTGGTAAAGGCAATCGACGATCGCAAGATCGAGGTTGCTCAGAGCATGTTCAGACCAGAAGAGTCTGAGGTAGAGTCTGACGAAGAGTTTACAGATACAGAGGAAACAGAAGATGGCGCAGCAGCTTAAAGATATTCTAAAACAAGCACATGAAGTCATTAAAGGTGTGCGCTCTGGTACAACACAAGTTGGATCCACAGGTAAAGACGCAGGTGTTGACTATAAGCCAAAAGCTGGCGACGAAGATGAGTTCGTAGCAAAACACTCTGTTGAAAAGTGGGATGATCCACATGGTAATCAAGACCATGCAAAAGATGTGAAGTACTCACTTGATACACCTCAGAACTCACGTATGGGTAACAATCATGAGAAGTCAAAGAAAGACTACTTTGTTCCTGTAAAGGAAGCTAAAGAAGCTGAAGACGCTCAGTGTAACCATTCACCAAAAGGTAAGATGTGCCCAGTGCACGGTCTTGGCGAATGCTCGTCAATGAAGCCAATCAAAGAAAAAGCCGAACAAGTTGATGAAGTACTAACTAAGTCAACAACTGCTGGTGAAACAATTCACGACTTCGTTCATTCCGACAATCCAAAGTTTAAGGGTAAGTCAAAAGAGAAGCGCAAGCAGATGGCTCTCGCTGCTTACTATGCAAAGCAGAATGAAGACACATATCCAGTTCAGCCACTACTCGGTTCAGCAGATATTGCTAAAAATAAGACAGATGATACGCAAGATGAAATTGATATGGTTCGCACAGAACTAAAAGCAATTGCTAATAAAGTTATGCACATGCTTGCTTCTATGCCAGCTGACCATCA